AATATTGGAGTAAATCTCCATACCTTCATCAGTTTTAAACCAAGCAGCTAAAGCTGAATAAGGATGTTCATCGAAAGGAACATTCATTAGCTTTCTATCATTTGAAGCCCATAAAAAAGTTCTTTGATCTCCTGATAGTTTTATTATTCCAAGTTCTACAGCTTTTATACCAAAGTTTCTAAGCTGTACATTATCATCATTAGCTAACTCTAAGAATAAACCAGGATTTTTCTTAGCAAATAATAATAAATCTCTTTTAAGCTCTTTAGAACTCATCTCTGACACACTAGATCCTGCCTCGACTCTTAATATAGCTTCAGCTATATCAATATCCATTTTTCTAGCAATGTTTAAAGCTTCTATCTCTACTTCTATATCTGCAACCTCATCTACTGCTATTTCTTCTGCTTTGTATTCATAAAAAAGATTATCTTTATGAGGGTGATATAAAGACAAAAGTTTCTGTAAAACTGTTTTTTCTGCAGGAACATGCAAATATCCGTTTCTAAAAACTATGTGAGATAATCTTTGATCGCCTTTCATTTCATCAACAAAAGGAGTTCTTTGATTTTCGGTATATTTTAATTCTCTTTCATACCCTTTTTCTTCGTCAAACCAAAATATTCCTGAAGATTTTATAGAGTAACTAAGAGGTTTAGTTGGCCTGTTTAAATAATAAATTCTATCTTTTATCTCCCAGGTATCTTTTTTTGATTGTTGTTTTTCTTTTACTACTGGAGCTTCTACAATCACTTGCTCCACTTGAGGCGTTTCTACCTCAACTTGTTTTTTCTTTGCCATGATATAATATAATAAAAATTAATAAAAATAAAGAAAGTGGAGAACTAATCTCCACTCTCTTTAAAATAAATATAAATTATTTCATTAACATAAAGTTGTTAGCACCTTGTACTACTAAACATCTTTCTGATAAATAATTTACTTGCATCGCGTCTAAGTCAGACGTAACTGCACCAACAGAACCAGTAATCCAAGTTTTTAATCTTCGATCATCAGTCTGTGAAGCTCTATATCTAACGTGTAAGAAAGGACGTCTTAGGTTTGAACCTAAAGTTTGATCGTAAACAGTTGATGTACCAGCTGGTATAATAACACCTCTAATAGCATCAGTTGTTCCTCTATCGTTTATACCTCCTCTTGTAGCTTTGTCATTTAAGTAACGGAAATCTGATTTATAAAAGTCGTAAGAACCTCTACGGAAACCAGAAAAACCTAAATTAAGCGCCATATCTTCTGAGTTGTTAAATACTCCATAAGAAGTACCACCAGCTCCGTAAGAGTTCATAGAAGCTAACATATCATCCATTGCTAAAGCAGTAGCTCTATTAACAAATAGCATGTTTTCTTCAATAGCTCCTTGCTTGTCAAACTCAGCTAAAATAGCGTCAAACTCTGCTAAGTCAGTAGCAGCGTTAACACCATTTACTCCAGAAGTTACGTTACCGCGAGCTTCAATAGCAGCAAATAAACCTTCAGTACCTGAAACAGTTCCTAAAGCAGCATAGTCAGTATCATTAGTACCACCAGCATCTACTATATGAGAGTTAGCATTTGTTTTTTCAGCTTCCATCATTGTCATCTCTAAGTAATCAGAGAATCTTGCACGAGTATCACCTTCTGCTTTCAAGTACCAAAGAAAACCACTTTGTCCTTCTTCACCTGATATTTCAACCCATCCAATTTGAGAAGAATCAGATCCAGATATTTCATAGTAATCTTTTAACACTATTGGCTTGTTTGTAAAAGAAACATGAGTTGGTTTTACAGTTCTAGCTGAACCAGTACCTGATCCATAGTTACCTTGACCGTTAACTCCTTTCTTAAACTCAGAACCAATAACTAATAATGTTGCAGCTGTTGCTGAAGCTGTGCTTATAGAACTATCATCATCAAAGTTTTCAACACTATAAGGTTGAGCTGTGACAGCTACTCCGTCAACTTTTGTTACGTGTGCTCTTAATATTCTACCTGCTACTGCTACAAGAACTATATCATTAAGTCTAACACCATGATTAGCTAAAGTAAATACGTTAGTAGAACTAGCATTGTTATCATCAATATCTCCTGTTACAGTAAACACAGAAGTACCTGTGTTTAAAGTACCTTTAACTGATATATGTAACCTACCTTGCTCAGTCCAAATAACTTGATCTGATGTCATAGGTTCTTCTGCACTAACTTGAGATAAGAAACCTGAAATAGTCCTAGGACCAAAAACTTCAGCTTCTTTTTCTAATAAGTCAGGCAGGTATTGTTGTGCCCAACCAGCCGTACCGGTTGTGGTAAAATCGATGTAATTTGAATCTAGTGTTTGCTTCTGAGGAGCTGGTACACTATTCAAACTACCTCCTGCTGTTATTGCCATAATTTCTAATTTTTAAATTAATTGTTTGTTTTATTTCTAATTTTAAACTTAAAGTCATTAGAACTTTCTCCTAGCACTCTTACTTTTATACCACCAGTATTATCATTTCCATGAGTTTGTCTAGCTTGCGTATTAATATTTTTATCTTTTGCTACTGTATCTTTTATAGCATCAGACTTTCCTTGTTCGTAAAAATGTCTAGCAATTGCATCAGCATTCATAGCGGTGAATAAAGATTTATGATAACCTTTAGCATCATTCATAACATTTTGTTTGTTCAAAAACTTTTTGACAAAGTTATTAATATCGCTTTGAGTTTCTTTAACTTCGTTTACATTATTAACATTAAAACGATACCTTTTGTCTCCAACATTATATTCAAAACCTTTGAAATTTTTATTGAAAACTTGATCAGTTTTATTTAAAAATGTACGCTTGTTTGCTTCTGTAACTTTTTTAGTCTCTACAGACTCCTTGTTGTAACGATTGAAGAAATCAATTGCTTTCTGTTGGTCAGTAGTCAACTTCACGCCAGATTTGATGTCTTCATAATATTTAGACTTTTGCCTGTCTAAGTGGGCTCTAGCATCGGCAACTTGCTCTTTTAACGCTAGTTTTTTTCTTCTTATTTCTTTCTCATCATCTTCGTCTTGATTAAATGAAAATTTATCTTCCATTAAAAAATCAACTTCATCTGAAGTAAGATGAGGTTTTGTTTGTTTATAATATTCTTGTAGAATATCCATATCGCTATCTTTTGAATAATCGCGATTAAGTTTTACATAGTCTTGTAAATCACCACCTGTTTCTTCCATAAAATCCATTAACTTTTGAATTTTTTCAGGAACAGGTTTTCCAGTTGCTTCTGCTTCAGCTACAGCTTCTTCTATTTCTTCAGCAACTTCTTCTACTTCTTTTTGTTCTTCTTCTGTTATTTCTTCAATAACGGGTTGATCATTTTGAACGGAGGTAGTTTCTCTGGTAGGTTCTTCATCTGTTTTTTCGTCGTTTCCTTTTTGAACTTCTTCGCTAGTTTTGGATTCGTCGCGTACAAGAACCTCATCTGTGCTTTGCTTCTGAACGGCATCTGTTTCTTTTTTTATTGGTTTTGATAAATCAACCTTTGCAACATTTTGCTCTTCCACGTTTGATTTCATTTTTACTTTTGTAACTTCTTCTTTAGTTTCAGGTTGTTTTGTTTCTTGTTCTTGCGTAGTATCTTTTATTTCTTCAACTACGGCTTCTTTTTGTTTTTTTGCCATGATAAAATATTATTAAATAGTTATTATTGTCCAGCTAAACCTCCTATATCTATACCCGCGCCTGTGCCTAATTCATCATTACCTGCAGACTCGAATCTTTTAGGTGGTGTACCTGCTTGTTTTTGTTGTATAAGTTGACTTTGATTAGAAGCTTGCATTTGTGTTCTTCTATCTTTTCTATCTTCTTTCATAGCTTCTGTTCTAGCAGCAACTTCTCTTTGTTGTCCTTGCATTTTTTGGTTTAATTCAAACTCAAATTCCATCAACTGCTTTTTAAGTGCAGCTTCTTGTTGTAAATAATTTATTTTTAAATCGTTTTTAGCAGTCTCAAGCTGTATTTCAGACTGTATTAAAGCCTGTTTTTTCTGTGTTTCAGCATCTGCAGCAGCTTTTGCAGACTCAGCGTTTGCTTTCGCTTGTGCTTGAATATTTTGTTGCTGTAACTTCTGCTCCCTTTCTTGCTTCTTTTTCTTTTTTATTTTAAGTAGTTGATTAGCTACTTTTAAGTTTTTAACTTCACGAATGTCTATAGCGTCGTCTAAATCTATAAGCTTACCCTGTAGTGCCATTTGAACATTATTTTCTAACTTCTGTCTTTCTTCTTCATCTGGCTCTAATGTTAAAAATATACCAAAATCATATAAGTATAAGTTAGACATCTCTTCTAATGTAGCTACATTATGAGCACCTATTGCTTGTATAAACGCTTCTTTTGTAGGAGAGTATTCTATAATATCAGATATTCTTAATGATAGTTTTTCACAAACATCAGCTGTTAAAAACAACATACCATTTAATATATGTCTAGTTGCTGTATTAGAATTAGCTGCTGCTAACTTTTGTACACCTACTAAAGCTCTAGCGTCAGGCATTGAACCATCTCTTGCTTCGTTTAAACCAGTTACATCTCTAATCATTTGTAAGTAATAATTGTAAGTTTGTATTAAACTTTGCATTTTATTACCACCAGCTCCATTAGTTATTTGTTGTATAGGTACTTTACCTGGATTTGGATCACCATCTGCAGTAAACGATCTACCTATAACACTACCAGTTTGGAAAAACATATTTAACGCTTCTTGCGGATTATAGTTAGTACCATTACCTAAATCTATCTCAGCCAAGCCATCTGCATCTAAATAAACACCATCTGGAACCATTTTAGCTAACACTTGTTGTAGTTTTAAATGCGTTAACTGTATCATATCAGCAAAACCGGTTATTCTGCCAACTAAGCTTTCTATTCTATCATTGTATATTCTTGGAGCAACTATAGAGTAGTTCATTTTGACTTTATTAAAATCACTTTTAGAGCGCATCATGTTTTGCACTTTATTCCATTTTAAAAGCTTTTTAGTACCTAAAACTAAAGCGCCTTCATATAAGCACTCAACTTGTCTAGTCAATTTAACAAAATCACCTTGTTTATCTTCTGGCGGATTAAACGTATCAGGTTTTTCTATAGATTTTTCAGCTCCTGTAGCTGTAGTTTTTACTTTATAAGTATTGTTTGTAAATGTTTTATAGTTAAAATAAAGCATTTGAACTAAGTTTTTGTCCGCGCTATACTCATTTGTATAACCATAATTATGACTTTGTCCACTATAGTTTTGCTCTATTTCTTTTAACTCTTGCTCTGTTAGTTCAGGAAACTCTCTTACTAGCTCGTTTATAGGTACTAGTTTTACTTCGCCTACATAATATATATCTTCAAAATATGGTGAGTTAGTTTTAGAATAAACCATATTAGCAGGATCAACATACTCTATAGTTGCACCTTCAGAAAAATTAAAATTAGTTTTTATAGCGCCAATACCACAAACAACTATATCTCTTAAAACTCTATTTCTAATTAAATCGTATTTATTACCTTCTAATAAAACATTTATTGCTTGCTCTTCTGCTATTTCAACACCTTGCTTGTAATTTAACTGCATATGAAGCTCTAGCTCTTCTGTAGTTTCTGGAATATCTTTTTTATCATTTTCAAAAAAGTCCATATTAAAGTTAGCAATAGCAGCGTTTTTAACTTTTCTACCACGCATATCTCGAAGCATAGACTCCATGTAATCTGTTCTTTTGTTAACTCCATATTGATCTTGTGAAAAAGCTTTTACATCAAAGTTTCTTTCAGCCATACCATTAACTACTATATCTACAAACTTTGGTATAATTGGAACTGGTGTCCAGTCTAAATTAAGATAAGATAAATCACCATTAATAGATAATTCATCTTTATATTTTTGAACTGATTGTTCTCCTCTAGCATATAATCTTAAATTATGAAATCTATTTCGTATATTATGATACCTATTTCTTTTTCTATCGTTAAACCACTCTGACTCTATAGCTTTAGCTATTTTTAATCCATAATCTAAGCTGTCTTTTTCTAAGTCACTTACAACTTGTGATGGAAAATTTGATCCTTGGCTACTATACATATTTATTTTATTATTTGTGATGTAAATCCTTTATTATTATACTTGGATATATTTATAGTTACTTTTTGTTTTTCTACTTTAGGATTTGGCGTGTACATTTGTCTATTACAAGCCATTATCGCTAAACCGCTACTTATAGAAGCATCAAACTTAGTTCTTTTATTTATATCAAAACCTGCCCAATCGTTTAAAGTTCTATTAAAATACATGTTACCAAACTCTCCTTCTTTAACTTGTCCAACGTGACTCTGTATATACATTTCTATCGCAGCAGCATGAGCATGTTTTATATCTTCACTAGAGTTAGGTATACCACCAACTTCTTTTTCTGCAGTAGATAACTTGTTCCAAACTTTATCTGGTCTATTCATTGAATAACCTCTATAGCCTCTTCTTCGTAAATAATATAAAAGTCGAGGTTTATTATTTTCTGCTAGTAATGGCATACCGTAGAAAACTAATGCCATTAAAACGTCTTCAAAAAACATGTCTGCTGTTTGAGGTCTTGCTAAATATTCTAAAAAGAAACTATTAGCAGGCGCATCTTCCATTGAAAACTTTGTTAATCCATGTAAAGATCCTTTACTACCTTTGCCATCAACAGTACCAGAGATGTCATAACTATCACACCCGAAAGCTCCCATGTGCTCATTGCCAGGATATTTAATTCCATTTTTAATTATAGTTTTGTTTTGAAGCTCTTGATTTGGCACCCAACTAATTTTAAATCTACCATTTGGATCAGGATAATATATTACTCTAGTATCTTTTACTCCGTTAACCCATTGAAAATTACCTGTAGTAATACCAAGAGTTCTTGTCATTTCTTCATTGTAATCTATTTGTTCGTATATTTTAACTAAGTTAAATATACTATTTTTTGCCTCATCTCTAAACGCGTGTTCAGTACTTCTTGGAAACTGACGATAAAATTCATTTAAACTATCTTGGTCTCCTTTTAAACCATCAGCTTCATTTTGCCAGTGCTCTATTATGCCTGTATCAATTAATTCACCGTCGGGTCCGAGTACTTCATCACGTGGTGTATCAAATACTGGATGTCCGTACTCGTCAATAAATCCTTCATAGTTCCACTCCATTGGGATAAAAAGAGAATATAAGCCAGAGTTTGTTTGTCCATTACGATTTCTTTTTGATACATCTGATGCGTTATATAGTTTTTTAAAATTGTCTCCACCTTTATCTAAAGCATTAGATGTCGAGCCCATCATACATTTACCAACTATCTTACTACCTAATCTTAAACATGTTTTTGTAACTCGCCAGTTGTTTAATATATTATCAGGTCTTTCCCATTTACCACTTTCGTCGTGAACTAATAAGTTAAGTTTTTCACCGTCATAACTATTGTCTCCAGTATTTTTCCAGTCAATAGTTGTATCTAGTCCTTGTAAGTGTTCTATTTGTTCGTTTGCTGTTATCTTTTTTCTAGTGAACTTTGATGCTGGTACTCTATAAGCTAGTTCGCTTTTAGGTCTATCCATACCATCTTGTATTGGTTTAAAGAAAAAAGGATAATTAACAGATATTGGTACAACTTTATCAGTAAACATTTTCTTTGCATCAGCACCACTTTTTGAAAGTATACCATATCTAGCGTCGCTTGATATAGTAGCTAAATTAACAGTCTCAGCTGATGACATAAAAGAAAAACCAGATCGACGATTTTTAAGATAACACATACCATAACATCTTTGATCTGCTTTGCAAGCTTCCCAGAATATGTAAAACAATCTATTAGCTTCTCTAAAATCTGGAGCTCCAACATCTATTTTACTCCATTGTAAATACATATAATGAGTACCTGTTATATATGTTGGTTTATCTTTGT